CAGCAATATTATTGTTAGCATTTTATATTATAATATAATAATATAAAATTCTATATTGTTTAAATTAAATATAAATAATAATACAAAAAATAACTAATAAATGCTACTACCATATAAGGAGCATAATAATAACCATATCTTTTAAATTTATTATAGATAAAAATGTTTGGTTCCTTTAAAACTATTTTATTATCTTCATCTGTATATTTTTCATAAATATATTGTTTTAAAATATCATTTGGAAATTCTGGAGAAACTTTTCTAATAAACATTGAATACTTACTTTTTTCCAATGAGGAATCAATAAATTTGATATCTTTATCATTTCCTTCTTTAAAAATATGTGGACTTGTAGCACTAGTCATCCTATTCCAATCTGTAATATGTGTGGAAGCGGATATAACTGGACCTTTCAGGTCTAATTGTTTATAACAATATAAAATAATAGCAAATAAACTTTCATTTGCTATGTCTCCACTACAAATTGTTTTTGTTATATCCTTTTTTTTATTTACAAAAGTTAGTATTTGTAAAACATGTTCTTTATTTAAAACAAACCAAGGATCATTTGTAAGATGAAATTCTTTTGGTAATAAATATAAATTTGCTCTTTTGTGAAACTCTGGATTCCACCAAGCGGGTTTCCAACTCATAATACTCTTGGTGTAATTTTTATAAAACAAATATCTAAATTTTTTAGGGGAAATAATAGGACAACATGAATCAGTTAACATACAAAACCAATTATTATCAATATCATGTCTTAAGGCAAAATTCATAACTGATAAATATGCTGGTATTACATGTAAATAATTTGTTTCCTGTATATAATTTGGCGGAATTGTACGTTCTCTAATCCACTGGGATTTTATTTTATTAAAATCTTTATAATAGAAATATACATTAATAATATCCTTATTCGGTTGTATCCACTCCTTCCAGATTTCTTCTTTATTTAATATATGGTCATAACTAATTATAAAACATAATGCTATCTTCATATTTATTTTAATATTTTAAATTTAAATACTAAAAATATTAAATATATTATATTTGAACCGGTATAGATTTATTAAAATAATAAGTTTCATCATAATCATTATTAATATTTTCATATTTTGGTTTTGTTCTCATTGTTAAACTCTCAAATAAACAATAAAAAAACGATTGTACACTTGAAATTATAGTTTGTAAGCTCATAATATATACTTATATTAATTATTTAAATTAAAAATATTTAAATATAGAATCGGCAAATTATTTTACATCATTATATTCATCTGAATCTACCGATTTGTCTTTGTATTCCTTATTAGATTCCTTATTAGACTTATTATTAATTATGCGTTTAATATTATTTATACTGTAAAAATTATAGATTGTTATAACACCAATAAATGACATATATAATCCAAAACCTATAGCAATTGCCTCTATTTTTTCTATCTTTTCAAAAATGTTTGTTTTTTTAACAGATTTATTCAATGCTTCTGTTAATTTATCAACTAGTTTATCGGTAATAGTTATGTCAGACATTATTATTAGTATTATTATTTTTTTATATTTTTTAAAATTGATTTAATTATATTAGGTGTTAATTACATTAAATTTATAAAATGAAGACTGAAACTATATTCATACAAGCATTAAAGAGAGAAATAGTGTTTTATATTGGTAAAAATCAAAATGAAAATTTTAAAGTTATCGATATGGGAGCTGAAGATGATTTATGGTTTCATGCGAAAGACGAATCATCATGTCATGTAGTTTGTGAAATTCCAGATGATATTGATAAAAAGGAATTACAATATATTATAAAAACTGGCGCTTTACTGTGTAAAAATAATACTAATAAACTAAAGAGCTTATCAAATGTGGCAATAACTTATACACAAATTAAAAATATTACAAAGACAAAAACACCTGGGTGTGTATTAACCCAAAATACAAAAATAGTTATTTGCTAATCATTGATTAAACTTTGTTTTAAATTTTGTAGATTACTAAGTTTAATTTTTTTACATATATGTACAAATTTATTTAAATATGGTACAAATGATTCACTATCTTCAAAATTATCCTTCCCATCTAATAAAATATTAAGTTGTTGTTTAGTATTTATAAAATTTTTGTCTATATTTATTGTTAAAAAATAATATTTATTATTAGGATAGTAATTTGTTAAAAAATTTTTATGTATTTTAACAATATCTTTATTATAGTCTTTAACATATGTTTCTGATATTATAATCAATATTTTACTGTTTGATTCTAATATATTTTTGAGTCTATTAAAATATTTTATATATTTTTCTATTATACTACTACAATCAGAGTCACCTTGTTCATGTGGTATCCACGCTTTATAGTTTAAAATAGAAAAATTATTAGTGCTATTTTTTTTTATATCAAAATTTAAACAATTATTATACATGTCTTGTATCATTTTATGATAGGACAAAAATCTTCCTGGTTCGCTTAATTCAGTTATTTGCATCCAATCAAATGGTAATTTTTCTTTTCTAATACCAGCTATTCTACAAGCATTCGCTGAATTACAATTAAAACCTAACGGAATAATATAATCATATTCATTATCAAAAATCATATACAATATTAACATATATAATTATTAAAAATTTGACTTGTTAATAGTTACTTCCTTTGATATTTTCTTAATAATTTTATCTTCTTTTTCTAGATCATTATTACCTGAACCACCCATAGATTCTACAATAAGTTTATTATATTGGTCAGAATACTTTGAATGATATTTGCCACAATCTGGATGTTCCTTTTTAAATTCTGGTAGCAATCGTTGATTTTTATATGCTATTTTTTTTATCACCTTTCTCAACTTATTTTTATCTTCATCTTCTTTTTCCCATTTATTATTATCTTTTATATATAAAATTTCTCTCTTTGTATCTGTACAATGAACAGGTCTTTTAGTTTCATCTAGTGCGTTTAAATTTTCAACAATTATATTTGATATTCCATCAACATACCCTATTTCACCTATCTTTTCCAAATCAGCTAATTTAACTTTTACAGATTCAACAAAATCCATAATATTCATAGCATCTTTACATGTTTCATTTAAAAAGAAATTAAGATTAAATGCTTTATTATGAGAATTAGTTGTATTGTGAGAATTACTAGTAGTTCCATTTTTAACAATTTCTAAAAGTTCTTTATTTTGTTTAAGTAATTCAATTATAAGAGAATCTTTATCTATTGTTTCTTTTTCAGATGGTTCGTATTTTTTGATTTCTTCAGTTTCGCTACCAGAGTTTTTTTTTGTTTTACAGTTTTTATTATGTTTCCATAATCCCTGTCTATGTTGATATTCTTTATTACAAAATTCACATTTAAATAAGTTATTATTGATTGTTGATAAAATGTTGCTTTTTGTTGCTAAAATGTCATCCATTGTTGCTAAATTGTTGATATTCGTTGTTTTACATAATTGTTTATAACAATTTTTTTTATGTCTCCATAATCCAGTTCGTTCTTTATATTGTTTAAAGCAAAAATCACAAGTCAGTTTGTCAACATTTGTCTCCTCTTTGTCCTCTAATGTCTCCATAAAATAAAGACAGATTTTATTTTTAAGTATTTTTAAAAAAAATTATCATAACAAAATGAAAATTATTTTTTTGGTAACCAGATGCTAATTTTCAATTATGGTCACAGAATTATATTTTTTCCATAAAATATCCAAGGTTTTCAAAAATGGACAAAAATAAATGTCCAAAATTGAAAACTCAAAAAAACTTTCCCCAAAAAATTTCATATATCGATACTACACATGGAGGAACCTTTTTTGCGACTTTTTTCAAAAATTCAGGATTTTCCCTACATTATGTAGTATAGCGTTCTTTAAGTAGGGAAATATATAATATATTTTAAATACTTAAAGGCAACAAGTTTCGGCTATAATTGAGGTGGCTAAATAGGGGTCAATATTGGCGGCAGGTCTGCGGTCCTCAAAATAACCACAATCATTTTTCTTGGTTAAATTTGGAATACGAACTGAAGTATTTCTGGTTCCAACTCCCCAAGTAAAATTATTCATACTTGACGTCTCATGTAACCCAGTTAATCTCAAATGATTATCTTTGCCATAGACAGCAATATGTTCATCGTGTTTTTCCTCGAGTTTTTTCATACAATATAATATTTCTTTTAATCCTCCTTCATTACGCATTTTTTCAGTACTAAAATTTATGTGACATCCTGAACCATTTGCGTATTGATAAGGTTTAGGCGAATAATCAATTGTTGCATCATATTTTTCAGCTATTCTTTCAAGCAAATATCTTGCGATTACCAATTCATCTGCGGCGTCAATGCCTTGAGAAGGACCAATTTGAAACTCCCATTGTCCTGTTGCTACTTCAGCATTAATACCTGAAATTTGTAAACCAGTTAGAATACAAGCTTGAAGATGCTGTTCAACAATTGTTTTTTCAAGTTTATTTGTAAAACCACAATAATGTGTTCCATTATTTACAGTAGAAAAAAGTTTATTATTAAATTTAATAAAATATTCTTGTTCCAAACCAAACCAACATTCTACATCATCTCCAATTTTTTTAAAAATCTTATTAGCTGAATTTCTATGATTTGTTGGCAGTGGTTGATCGGCATTATCATACGTTTCACATAAAATTAAAAAACTTCTATAATTATCAATAACTCTAAAAGGATCTTTATATACAGCACATGGTTTTATAATAACTTCAGTATTACCATCTGAAGGTGCTTGTTCAGTTGATGAACCATCAAAATTCCAATCGGGTATTTCATGATTTCCATAGTTTATATCATGTAAAACTCTTGTCTTTGATCTTAGCTCTCCATTGCCGCCAATCCAAATATATTCACATACAGCATCAGAACTTATTTTCATCATTTTATATAATTATATATATTTATGTCTTTAAATATATATAAAAAATTTATACCAACTTTTTATTATTATAGATTTTAACGATGTCTTCTAGTACGTCTTCTTCGCGTTGTTTTGCGCGATTTTCTATTTCTTTTATGTTTTCTTGTTTTGCGCGATTTTCTTGATTTTCTTGATTTTCGTTTACCACCTTCAGCAGCCATAGGCGCTGATTCAATTAATTCATTAACATAATCTATTAAATCTTCTATACTATAACCATCTACTCCTATTTGTTCATCAGGATAATCAGATGGGTTAACTCCTCTTTCTGACATATTTTGTATATCATGTTCTTTAATTTCTTCCAAAGCATGAAGAACATTATTTAATGCTGCTCTATCATGATTATTAAGAGCATCATTTTCTATTTGTTCATTTAAAGCTGTTCCATTATCTCTAATAAATGTAAAAATAACATTTAAATCCATTATATATTAACAAACGAAAAAAATTATATAAACCTATTTAATATTTTGTTCATTTATTAAAACGCAATTACTTCTAAATCGCGTAAGTTCCAATATTCACATCCTCCACCAGGAATAGGTCTTCTAATAATAAAAGGAATTTTCTTTTCTCTTAATTCAAGTTCAGCAATAATATAACTATCCACAATATTTTCTGGAATTTTTACAAGCGGCTTAGCTCCAGTTTCAATTTGTTTTGCTCTTTGTCCAAGAATTCTAGCCTTTTCATATTTTGTTAAATACGGAATAGTTCTATGAAGAACATCAACAATTATATTATCACTATTTCTAACTACAACTGACATTTTAGCAATTTCATCATAATTATGATTTAAACATTCAGGATGAAATTCATTTACATAATTTTTAATTATATCATTGTCAAATTTTTGTAAATAATTATCGTCATAATCATCTTCTTCTTCATCATCTTCAACAATCAATTGTGTAATTTTTTTAGGTTTTACTACCTTACTGGTTTTTTTTACAGATTCTTTAACTATTGGTTCTCCTTCTTCATCTAACTCAATGTCTTCATCTTCAGAATCATCTTCATCTTCCTCTTCCTCTTCAGGATCAGCATCATCATCATGGTCTACGTCATCAGCTACTCCGCCAGTTTGTTCATCTTCATCTTCATCTTCTTCGTTATCAGCATCATCAGGTTCAGAATCATCTCCAGAATCATATTTAATTTCCCCAATTGACTTAATATTTATAGATGGTTTAAATAAGGGTTTTTTAATAGAAGTTATATTACTTTCATTATCAGAACTATCAGGTTCAGAATTATAGTCGGAATTATATTCGTCGTCGTCACTCATTGTTACTATATTAACTAAAGATAGTTTTAAATATATTATTTCAATTTTCTTTTAAAATAAAATTAATAAAAAAATGAATTTATTAATTTTATCGTTTAAAATAGTAGTGCTTTAATTTATTTAGTTATATCATTAGTTTGCCATACAGTATCACATTCGGAACATAAGTAAATATATTTCATATTAGAATCATCATAACGAATATATATAATTTCTCTAGGTTTATCTTCAGTGTTAGTAAGACAATCTGGATTAGGACATAAAACAGTATTGACTCGAGGTAAGGTAGGATCTAACTTTGTATATTTATTTATAATATGACTAAATGATTGTTCAGATTTTTTAATTTGAGTTTTAGATACGCAAACATTTTCTATAGCAAGTAATTTATCTTCATTTCCACATTTTCGACAATAGTACACAAGCTTATTAGGATCGTCGCTATTAATGCGAATATAATACATGTTAGAGCAGTTAGAACAGAAGTGCATTTTTGATATATAATATACTTTTAAATTATTTATTTATTTCAATTTTCTTTTAATTAATTAATTTAAATAAATAAGGAATTTACATAATTTCAACAATTAATTTAGCTTGTTTCAATTTTTCGATAATATTATTATAATCAGCTGTAACTCTCATAGAATAAAATCCAGTTCTAAAATCCTTTGCTGATAATTCAAATTCTTTATTTTTATTTTCAGAAAATTCTAATAATTTATCATAATTTTTCAGAAAATTCTCTTTTAT